CTCCAAGTGAACAAAGACTAGTTCAAGACTTGGTGAACGAACACTTACAGTTGTTCGGTCAAGATATCCTATATTTACCCAGAAAAATTGTCAATCAAAATACAGTTATCAGAGAAATAACTGCTTCTAAGTTTGACGATAGTTTTAGATTGGAGGCATATCTAGTTAACGTTGATGGTTTTGGATCACCTTCAGATGTACTAACTAAGTTTGGTGTTAGGGATCAAGACGAGTTGACTCTAGTTGTATCTAAAGAAAGATATGATGATTTCATTACACCATTCATAAATTTATTTCCAGAAGGTGAAAGAGTAAATGCCAAGTCTCCACATGAAGGTGATTTGATTTACTTACCTTTAGATAATGCTCTGTTTGAAATAAAATATATTGAGAGAAAAGTACCTTTCTATCAAGTAAATGACCTATTCATGTATGAATTCAGATGTGAGATCTTTGAGCCTGAAGATGAGGTCATTGATTTACCTGATGGATTAACAGATAAAGAAGGAGTGGATGTTGATGAGGACTTTGGATCTACCACTGGTCAGACTATAACCTTACTACTAGAACAAGATACATCTGAAAATGCAATGGCATATGTATCTCTTGCATCCACAGTCGCTGGTGTTAAATCTGTACAACGTGTTCCAATGTTTGATGGTGGTAACTATAGAGGAACACCAACAGTAACAATACACAAACCAAAACAAGGTAATCAGGCTTCTGGAACTGTAACTATTAGTGAAGGTGGTATTGATTCTGTTACTCTAACGAGTGGTGGATCTAATTACTTAAGTGTGCCTTCTATAAGTTTCACACCACCTAATCTCACTACATCATCTCAGATTAAGTTTGGTAGTAACTCACTACACCACACCACGATATCAGAGGTTATTGGTGCTAACTTCCACTTTACAACCAATGTAGATTCTAGAGATAGTGGTAATGGTAGACTATCACTAAGTTTTTGGTTATATCCTACCAAGTTTGATCCAGCAGCTAATGGTGGAACAGTCATGTGGACTGATAGATTTAAGATATATTACAGAGAAACAGGTAATATAGTGTTTGCTTCTGGTTCTGGATCTATTGAAAATACCACACAACTTACTTTAAATGCATGGAATTTTATTAGAGTAGAACAATATAATACTGATGCAACTATATCTGTAAATGGAACTATAAGTAACAGTCTTAACACAGCAAACCCAATTATGTTCTTTGCTGGTGATAACCTGAAGCTGGGTGCTGATGCTTCAGGACAAGGTTTTATTCCATCTCAAACTGCATCATTTGAAGGATTCTTAGATCATCTAACTGTCAACTTAACTGGTGATAATTCCACAAGAACTGCCAGTGCAGAACAAGTTCCTACATCAGAAACTCAACAAGAGACTGATATTGTTACAAATACTAATGCGACATTCATTCGTAAGATGGATTCTGAATTCCCTCAAGTGGTTGCAACTATTGATGCAACTGGAACTGTAACAGGATTGACTGTCAACTATGAAGGATGGGGATATACCTCAGTTCCTATCATGACTATCGAATCACCATCTACAGGAACTCAGGCAACTGCTGTTGCAATTATGACAAGTAGATCAGGTGTTCCAAATCAATCTGTTGATAGAGTGTTGTTAATTAATCCAGGCACAGGATACACCACACCACCACAAGTTGTATTCACTGGTGGTTCTCCTGTATCTACTGCGATTGCAACTGCTGTAATATCTGAAGCAGTCTTAGGGCCTATCGGAATCACAACTGGTGGATTTGGTTATACCTTTACACCTACAGTTGGAATTACTTCTGTATACATACAACAGTCGAACGAGACTGAACCTCTACTAATGAACGCACAGGCAGAGGCAGTGGTAAGTTCAGCTGGCACTGTTACACAAATCAGATATAGTAATGCTGGTGCTGGTTACACAGTTACGCCTGCAACTGTTTCCATATCTTCTGTTACATCCAATTCCTTCGGAGAGTTTGAAAGAGATGAAGTAGTTAGGGGTGTATCTAGTGGCACTAGTGCGTACGTTGCTACTTGGAATACAGCAGACAATATCCTCAAAGTTTCAATACCTAGTGGTGATTTCTCTGTAGGAGAGGTAATTGTTGGTGCAGCTGCAAGTTACAGAATCTTATCTGTAGACTCTGAATTTGATATCGAGTTTGCTGGTAATGATGAAATAGAAACAGAAGCAGACACTATTCTAGACTTCTCTGAACGAAATCCATTCGGTGAGTTCTAAATACTATTATAAGGTGGTAATATTATGTTAACAAATCATTTCTATCATGAGATTATTCGTAAGACAATCGTGTCTTTCGGAACCCTCTTTAATAATCTTGAAGTGCAACACAAAGACCCTTCTGGTAAGACAGTCAGTGTTGTAAAAGTTCCTATATCTTACGGGCCACAACAGAAATTTTTAGCAAGAATATCTCAAGGTAGAGATTATCAAGATGGTGTTGCAACCACATTAAGTTTACCTAGAATGTCTTTTGAAGTCATAGGTATGACTTATGATTCATCAAGAAAAGTTTCTACAATGCAGACATTCAAGTCTGTAAACAAAAATACTAACAAGATGGTCAAGGCATTCATGCCTGTTCCTTATAACATCAATATGCAACTTAGTATTTTAGCTAAATTGAACGAAGATGCTATACAAATATTAGAACAGATACTACCATACTTCCAACCAGCTTTTAATCTTACTATTGATCTGGTGGATATAATTGGAGAGAAGAGAGATATGCCTATAACATTGGAAGGAATCCAGATGGATGATACTTATGAGGATGATTTTTTACAAAGAAGAGCGTTAACATATACATTGAACTTTACTTGTAAGACATACTTATTTGGCCCAATCAACAATAGTAGTGAAGGTCTTATTAAGAAAGTACAGACAGACTACTACTCAGATACAACAAATACCAAAACAGCACCTAGACAACAAAGATATAGTGTTGTACCAACAGCTATTAAAGATTATACTAGTGATTCTACTGCAGCAACTAACGAAACTATTGATACTGTGAGGACAGAGTTTGATGTAAACAGTGCAGTATCATTGAGAAAAGGTGATTATATACAGATAGATCAAGAAAAAATGTTTATTAGATCTATCACTGGTAACAGACTCAAAGTTAAGAGAGGCGTATATACTAGTGTAATTAAACCACATGACATTAATGTACCAATCCATGTAATCAATGTACAGGATGATGTACAAGTTATTGAAGGTGATGACTTTGGATTTGGTGAAACTCGTACTGATTACCGTGATGGACAAATCTACAGTAGTAGTCAAGGGAGGGATTCTGACTTATGATTGAAGACGAAACATTTGATGAAATAGATGAAGCTCTGGAAATTACTGACAGAGGTGCTGAGATAATGAAAAAAGAATCATCACCTAAACCTATCAAAAAAATAAAATCAGGGAAAGAAGATCTAACAAAAGACTATGAATATAGTAGAGCACAATTATATTCTTTAGTTGAGAAAGGTCAGGAGGCAGTGGATGGTGCATTAGATGTTGCACAACAGTCTGATTCTGCGAGGGCATATGAAGTTGCTGGTCAACTTATCAAGCATGTCGCAGATACAGCAGATAAATTAGTGGATCTCCAGAAAAAAATGAAGGAGATTGATGAGGTAAATACTAAACAGAACACCACTAATGTCACTAATAACTCCCTATTTGTAGGAAGCACATCTGAATTACAAAAAATGTTAAAAAAGACTATGAAGGAGAATGATAAATGAAAACTTTTAGAACACTAAGAGAAGAAAATTGGAGAAGACTGAATAAGTATGGTGCAACATACAGCATTTCATTTCAGTTCAGAGGTCAAACTAAAGTAATTCAAATGTTTTTTCCGCAAAGAGCAAGACCATTGAAGAAAGATGTTCAGTTTGAATTAGAAAAGATATACCCTACTGCAAAGGTATTATACTTTAGTCCATCTGAAAAAGACCCAACAAAACCATTATTAGTAATTGACCCCTGATAGATCATGGTACAGCATGAACAATACCTTGGAA